TTGCTCATGGTATGGAACACGCTCGTCGAAAGATTGCGCATGCGTTTCATCGAATCGGTACTGCACTTGGCTTTGCCAATCCACGACTACGTCCTTCTGCTCGTGTTGCTGATATGAACCAACCCAGACCTGAAGTTATTCCTACAGCAGCAAGTCATAGCGTTATTTCTGCCTTGGGACATAGGCAATTTATCGATGACCCCATATTGGCTGAAGGCGTACATTCTGATGCCTTAAGTGAAAAGTTAGAGCAATATCAGAAGCACGGTGATATGGTCAATACAATCAATGATGAAATTGAAGTTGCTGATAATGAAAAGTATAGGAAGAATCTTATTTTACAACGTAACAGTCTTATCGAAAGAATGGAGGAATTACGTGCAGATATAGATTCTGCTGGTCCTACCCATAACATTCAGCAGACAAGAACAGAGCAAGATGTTCTGCGCTCGCACACAAACGCAATTGCTGAAAGGGCCAAACAATACCTACCGATGATGAGCCCTGCTCTATTCCACCCTAGCCTTCCGCTTGAGGTGCTAGAGGGTAACGTCATGCAATATGCCGCGATGATAAACCAAATGCTTGCGCGTGAGCCGCATGAAAATCATGGTTTACCCGTTTTGGGCAATGCTGAAGCGGCCATGCAAGAACAAGAAGTACGCCCGCGCCCTTCAGATGTCAAAGAGTTCATTCATGGCAACAGTAAATTCAAGGCTAAGGCCAGTCATTCTGCTGAACAATTAGCACAAGGGCTTGGATTAAATTATGAAGATGCGCATGTACAGGCTTCGATGCAACATTTGTCCAATCAGATTCGTGATATGGCAAAGGCTCGTGGTGACATGGAATTGGAATTCCCCATAATGACTGTGGCAGAATTGATGAGTCGAGGTGGTCATTATGGAGAGCACGGGACACCTGAAGAGATGCGAGAGTTGGCATTACAGGCTGCGAGTATGGGTTATGGCGGAGATGCCAAGGACAATCTTGACTTTAGAAATTTGAGAATGAATGCTTTGCAGTTAGATGGAGAACTCATTCCTTACAAGAAAGAATTTGGTGGAATGGGCAGAACTGCAAAAGAGGGTGTGGAAGAACTTCTAGCCGAGTTAGGTCTTAGATTTATCAACTCTCATTCAACTGACCCTAATTTCCCTCCTGAAAGAACATATTTACGAAATGTCAAAGGAAAGGAATACTACAAGCCAAAAAATCCGGCTGCTGAAAACCGAAAAATCGGTTACAGGGAATTGCAAAGATTGAATTCTGTATTGATTAGTGACCCAACAAAAGAACCTAAGCGTGTCAAGGCTGTTGATGCCAAGATGCAAGGTGGACTTGTACCCACAAAATTAGGACCTATGGATTCTCGCTCAGAATCGGTTATTCACTCTCTATACAACTCAACTGGATTCAACCATCACTTGGGAGATAAAGTCAAAACAAATTTTGACTTTCACATTGACCACAACGGCAAGCCTACAATTCATCCAACTCCACCCCGCGATATTCGTTTAAACGGACCATTAGAGAGTTTCTGGAGTACAGTTTTCCCTGAACTTGCTCACATCTTGCATCCTGATTATGTTCATCATACAGGGGAAACTGCACAAGGCTTGAACACACTAGATACGATAAGTCATCAGGCTAAGCCACACCCCGTTGATGGTTCTCAGCACAAAGAAGACCTCCTGAAGAAAGGTATGAATCTAGCAGCCTTGACCAACCCTGATATTATCCGCAAGGAGTTGGGGGACAAGGTTCCACTATTGCAACCCATGCATCGTATCTTTGAACTAGATGACCTTGAGCACCTTCGTGGATTCACAGGCGACTGGGTGGTTTCTCACATGCCTGAAGGTGAGCGTGGGTTTGTCATTAAGGAAGATGACAAGGTCACATCATCCAACTTCGACTTGTCTGAAGAAACCAAAGACAACTTCAAGAAAGTGGCTGATGAAGACTTCAGAGTCGATGTTATTGAATTAAAGGATGGATACTACATCTTTGATGTACTAGAGTTTGATGAAAAAGAAGTCCATGATATGATAACTGGAGAGCGCATCAAGATTATCCGTGGTGGTATGGAAGGCGTTGGTGATGTGCATGTTCCATCTGCAAGTGATACGCGTCTTACAGATGATGCTGGTTTAGAATTGACAGTCACTGATTTGCAGAAAGAGCATGATAGAATCCTACTTAGAGATGCCAAGTCTACTTACATGGCTGGAGAACTCCGACAACCAAAGTGGGTATTGCTCAGTCCCGGCAATGATGTTGTACTCATGGTTCTTGAACGCAGAGGCAACGGCCCCTACACATATCGATTGGGTACTGGACCAATTACACAAGATGAATCACTTGGTAAGCGTGGTGTTGAGATTGATGGCAATACCTACATGGATATGGGTGCTGCATTCGATAGTTCTGAAAAGTTCAATGTTGGCGACCATGTACGTGTCAACGTAGCCAACGTAGGCGAAATGGAAACCAATGGTCAGAAACTGTACAATGTATCCGCTTCAGAAATTATCAGTGAAGCAGAAGGTGAAGGGCTGGTAAGTCAGGAAACACTTGCTTTACTTGCCAAGTCGGAATCCGAGCAATGGTTGTGTGAAGTTCAGCGTGCAGCCAGTGGAGTTCGGATTACAATGCCACAGGGTGATGTTGTGTACAAGACCACACAGTCTGGAAGCCTATGGACCATGCATAGTCCGCTGGCCCCCAACCACTATCTCATCCGTTTGGCTGAAAGTCAGAGACCATATTGGGCACCTGTAGCGGGTGCAATGCTCAAGGCAGATGTTGATATTGCTGAGAAAGAAGAAGTGCATGATGACGGATTTGAAGTTGGTGAGGCTAAACCGTTTGTCAAGCCAAAGAAGGTTGAAGGCACGAATTGGTGGGCAAAGAATGAGAAACAGAAGGTTTTGGTCAAAGGCTTGAAACTTGTTGAACAGATGCTCAAGAGTGGTGTTGGTTCTGTTGGCACAACCACGACAGGTACAATGGGATTGGGAATTGACTATGCAACTCCTATAGAATCGCCTACTGGTCCTACAAACCTACATGATGCAAAGACCATGCCTGACTATGACAACAAAAAGCGACCCGGAGAAGACTACTCTATAGAACCGGGTACAGAGGAAGAAGAGGGGGCTAAACACATGACTGTGCCCCTAAAGGAAGGTACACTTGAGGTATCTGACTCTACGGCTCGCTTCCATAGTTGATTAAATAGTATGACTAGGTCTATAGACAGCAATGGTCCTGACCACTCAGATGCGTACTTCCCCTGTTGAACACAGCGGAAGCATCAGTATTGTCAAGGCAGATAATGACCTTGTCATCGCAGGTTACGCATCTGTAGAGATGGTTGACAAGCAAGGTGACCTTATCACACGCGGAGCCCTAAAGGATGCCTTTGATGGATTTATGAAGGCTGATGGATTCCGCAACGTACAACTCGCACACTCCAACATTCAGGTTGGTAGTGTTATTCCTGAATACATTGACACTCAAGGTAAGGTTTGGAAGTCGGAAGTTGATGATGTTGGTATGTTCGTAGTAGTACAACTACGAGATGACATCGAAAAGGCTCGTGAAGTAGCCAATGAAATTCGCAAGGGGGCCCTTCGTGGCTTCAGTATTGGAGGGCAAGCGTTCAAGCGCATGCGTAAGAGTGACCAACAACATGGTGACTACACTGAAATCTCCAAACTGGAATTGCACGAGGTAACCATTTGCGAAAAGGGTATCAATCCCGAAGCGACCTTCCGCATTTTGAAGGAGGACACAACAATGAGTGATGAAATGAATGCATTGGAAGAACTAGGCAGCGTCTTGGACCGCTTGAGTAAGCGGATGGACAACATGGAAAAGGGCGAAATGCCTGAAGGCTTGAAAGAGCACATGGCGGACAAGAAAGACGAAGAAGGCGATTCCGACGAAAAAGACAACGGAGATGAAAAAGAAATGGATGAAAAAGATGGCAAAGACGCTATGTACAATAAAGCCAATGATGAATATGCTGATGTAATTAGCAGCGAGTACCTAAACTGGATGGAAAACACACTGAAGTCTCAGGGTGTTGACACTGGTGCAGCCCGTGCTCACTTTGATGACATTAACAAGGCCAACCTTGGTAGCACACCTGAACAAATTGGCGACGGCGCTAACTACTTTGGCGGACAAGTCAAGGGTCGTGCACAAGAAGGCGGAAGCCCATCAACTAACGCTATCAGCCGCATGAACAGTGGCGGCGGCGGAGCAGTTGCAAAGGGTTACCTCGCACCTGATAACGTATCAGCAAGCGACCTAGAGGCAGCATACGAAGTCTACAAGGCCGCAGCACTAGAACAACAATTCAAGGGTAACTTGAACCATGTGTTCTCTGACCGACTACAGAAGGAACTCAGCGCAGAAGCAGAAGCACGCGAAGCCTCTTCCTTTGACGCTCGTGGACCTCTCGCAAGTATTGAGAAGGCAATCGCTGACCTCGGTACTCGCATCGATGGACTTACTTCAGAAGAAGGTGGAGCAACTCTCCGCAAGGCAGTTGACCAATCCGCTGTTGAAATCCCTTCCACTGAAGAACTAGCAAACATGGACTGGAGCCAAGTACACCAGTTGGCCGGGAGTGTTTGGAACTGAGTTTCCACACTAAACAAAATATGGAGGAATAAAAATGGCACGAAATTATATGCGAACAGTAAATGACATGGAGCGCTACTACTACGGCGCGGGCAGTTCAATGGGCTACTCCTACAGTGGCTCAGAGTTGCTCAAAGCGGATGCACCGCTCCTAAGCACAACTGCTGGTACCTACCAAGCAATCTACGGACGAAAGGTATGGTCACAGTTGAACCAAGAATTCAACGCTTTCAGCGTTCTACCCAAGAAGCCTTGGGACCGAAGCGGATGGCGCGTTGTCACCGCAAAGCCTTCTTTCACAGTTGGCGGCGGTATTGCTGAAAACGGCACCCTACCAGACACAACCAAGCCTACCTTCCAGCATGTGGCTGCAAAGCCCAAGACTGTGGCTCACTCATTCGATATGAGCGAAGTTGCAATCTTCCTTAACGACAAGGATGACGGACTTGGTGACATCCGCTCAGTTCTCAAAGAAGAGATGGGCAAGCACCACGCTGAGCACATCAACCGAATGTTGACAACTGACGTAACCACACTTGCTGGTAACGACATCGAGTCACTTGACCGAGTCACCACTGGTAACAACTCAATGACTTCAGGTACTCACTACGATACCAACGACGAAGACATTTACAGCATCGACCGAAGCGCACAAACTTGGTCCTTTGCTGAAGACAACGCTGATAGCAGTTCTGCTAACCGCACACTAACCCTTGACCAAATCGACGACCTATTCCAGAAGATTTGGGTTCGTGGTGGTAACCCCAAGGTTATGTTGACTGGATATGACACACTAATGCGCATCCAGCAACTACTACAGAGCCAACAGCGATTCATGGAAGAGAAGCGTGTTGTCCCAACCTACAACGGCGTAAAGGGTGTTCCCGGCGTCGAGGCTGGTTTCATTGTGGCTACCTACAACGGTGTCCCAATCATCCCAACCAAGGAGATGGCATCTGACGGCATTAGTCGTATCTACATGATGGACACAGACTACCTGTACTTCAGTACTGGTAAGCCCACACAATACTTTGAGTCTGGCATTGAGACTGGTGACCCATTCGCCATCAACCGCCTTGGACAAGAAGGTCTCTACCGAACTATGGGTGAGATTTGGACTACTTTCTTTGGAGGTCAAGGTTCAATCCGCGACTTGCAGTGAGGATTATGGAGAATAAAACAGGAGATGATGAATTATGGCAACAGTAACAGCACACACAGCAATTGATACGGTAACGACCTATCTAGACATCCCAATGGGTGGTAACTCAGGTGGAGCAGTCGACACCCCCGGTGCAACTGGTCCTGAAGATAACACAGCATGGTTGAGTGGCGGCGGCGCAGCATACAGTGCGGGAACATCCGGTTATCCGGGTTCTTTGACACCTTTCGCAGCACAGAACGCACAAGGAACAAACGTCCCAGTAGCAGGGCTACGAATGATTTCAGTCCGTGCTCGTGCAACCGCAACCACAGCAAAGTTTGCAGTAAATGCTTACAACGGCAACTACAGTCGAATCTACGCTTTGGTGAACTACACCAACGAGACTGACACTGATGAATCACTAGCAGCAGCAGTAACGGCAGTTTCTCACGAGACTGGCGAATTAACATTCACTGTTGGTGGAGCAAACGACTTTGTCTTGCTTACAATGATTGTAGGTTAAGGTGATTCAGCGTGCCTTTGGTAACCTTTCTTGGTCCTTTCCGACATCGTCGGCGTCCAGATAACGCTGGCGAGTGGGAAAGAAATCTAACTGAGGAAGTCAGTCAAGAGTGGCTCGATACCCACCGCCGTGCTATCTGTGGCAACCCCACCGCTTTCCGAGTAGAAGGCGATGAGGGTGTCACGGTAGACGATGGTGATGGGCTACCTGACAACGGATGGACCAAAAAGGACATCACGGCATGGTTAAAGGCACAGGGTGCTGAAGTGGGCGGATAT